TGTTTTTTAATTTTACTCTTGTACCATTAGTAAGTCATATTTTAAATGAAACACGGTACATAGCAATACCAGGTAAATCATACGGATATTGCGCAAACGTTTTGCTATCCATAAATTACTCAGCTGGCACAGTAACATTGATTGAAGTTGATGTCAATACAGAATTTACCCTTAATGCAATCTACATTTTGGGGCTTAAATAATCATTTAAGCTCCCAGGCGCTAAACGGCGACGAGCTATCAGCTGCGATGCGCTGGTATAGTGCATTATTAATAGTGACGTATGTCTGCGTAATAAATTGATTACACACGACACTCCGAAAAACACCAGTCTCATTAACAGGATAATTATATGTAGTTAAATTACCCTGCACGGGATTGCAATAAAATATTATAGATTCAGTCCTGTAATCGTCGGCATAATTTTTACCTGACCAGAGCATAGTGTTTCTGATGAGAAGCTTGTCACCTAAATTGCTATATTATACTTTTTGGCGTAATGCGTATAGGGCCTGATTAAAAAATATTGACTGTAAAAGCAACTTTCATAAATTTCATAAAAATCTGTGGTAGAATTTATAATGAAGAAACTGTGTATAGCACCTGGATAACTCCGGGTGTTTTTTCGTGGGAAAAATTATGGAAAATAACAAACAGAAATCACATGATGAGAAAGAAAAAGTAATCTGGAAAACTAGACACACACCACTAAAGGATAGGAAATCTTCTAGTGGAATTACTTTTTGGCCAGAGAAGGTGAAAGTGAATGAACAAAAGTAGTTTTATAGATTTATGCCAGGGGCATTTTGGTAGAAAAATTGCATATACGAATGTCGATAGAATTACCAAAGAAAATGTCGTTGGCGTTGTCGGTAAAGCTATTTCTGTTTTAAATTACAATCGGCCAGCGATACGGTATCTTTATGATTACTATAAGGCGACCAGCCAATTCATTATCGGGAAAAGAAGGTGAGGCCGGACATCAATAACAGGGCGTGTGAGAATCATGCGCTTGAGATTGTTCGCTTCAGCACCAGTCAAACATATGGGGAGCCGATACAGTATGTCAGCAGGAAAACAGATAAGATAATCAATGATGCTGTGGATAAACTGAATGATTATATGAAGGACGCTCATCGGCAGGCCAGAGATATAAAGCTTGGAAACTTTCAGAGTGCCGTTGGAACTGCCTACAAGGTAGCGCTTAAAGGAAAGCCAACCGATATTGTGCCGTTCCGCATTCATATTCCGAATCCGATGAATACGATTGTTGTGTATTCGGCTAAAGACGATTCAGATATGCTCTCTATCCAGGTTCTGAAAGATGAAAATGACGAACAGTATTATCAGTGCTATTCTGAAGAGTATTATTTCGTTATCAAAGGCGGGAGAGTAACTGAAACAAAAATAAATGGCTTTGATGGCATCCCGATTGTGGAATATCCGAATAATCCGGATAGGCTCTCCGACATTGAGATTGTGATTACGCTTCTTGACCAGATTAATAAAATGCAGTCTGACCGGATGAATGGCATTGAGCAGTTTGTTCAAGCATTTATGCTTTTCAAAAACTGCGAGATTAGCAAAGATGAATTTATTGAAATGTGTGATTTGGGAGCAGTACAGGTCAAGGATTCCGGTCAAGGTGTGCAATCAGATGTAAAACTTATGACTGCTGAACTTAATCAGGAGCAGACACAAGTGGCTAAGGATGACGTATACAGACAAGTACTTGTCGTTAATGGTATGCCAGACCGGCAACAAAATACAGGAGGCGATACCGGACAGGCGGTATATCTTCGGAATGGATGGGACTTTGCAGAACAGCGGGCAAAACTGGATGAACCATTTACGATTGAAGCAGAGAAAAAACATGCCAGAATTGTTTTGAACATCATAAATCAAACAACAAACGATGTTCCGTTAACTGTCAGGGACTTTGATGTGAAGATTACAAGGAATTCTACTGACAATATGTTGATTAAGGCGCAGGCTTTGGATTATCTGTTGAAAAATAAGATACATCCGTTAATTGCGATTACTGTTTGCGGTCTGTTTGGAGACCCAGAAAAAGTGTGGACGCAAAGTAAGCCTTATATGGATACTATCTTTAAGACCCAGGAGCAGATAGACATTGAAGCTGAAAAAGAACGTGCAATGGGGCTTTTGAAAGCAAAGCAAACTGAAACAGTTAAAACAAGAGAAGCTGAATAGGCTTTTCTTTTTTTATATCAAAATTTGGAGTCATCCGATAAATGGCAGAATCCGGCAGGCGCAACCTGCGGTAACAAAAGCGTGGATTAGAGAGGAGAAGAATCATGACGAGAGAACAGGCTAAAAAGAATTTAATTGCATTGGGAGTTGCAGAGCCGACAGATGAGCAGGTGACAAACTATCTTAATCAGCATAATGGCGAGGTTAAGAAGTATCAGGAAGATGCAGATAAGTGGAAGAAGGAAGCTGATAAGGCAGAGGAGCTCCAAAAGCAGCTGGATGAGATTGGGCAGCAGAACCTTACGGAAATTGAAAAAGAACAGAAGGCAAGGGCGGCAGCAGAACAAAGGGCAGCAGATTTACAGAAGCAGCTTACCCAGATGGCGGTTGAAGGGATTTTTGCAAAAGCTAATCTGACCGGAGAAGAATTTTCCGGAATAATTGGTGCTCTTTCAGCACTGGATCTGGAAACGGCAAAAACAAATGCTGAATCTTTTGTCAACGGGATTTCCAAGAGGGATGAAGAAAACAAAACGCAGTGGAAGAATGAAAACTTTAATAACACGCCAAATCCAGGGACAGGTGGAAAAGGTGACCCGGCCGGAGGCGGAGAAGAAAAGAGCGCAGCAGCTGAATATGCGAAACAGTATTCCCAGCAACATAACCCACAGCCGGCACCGGCGACCAATCCGGTTCAGGCTCCCACAATAACATTTTAAGGAGGATATGAGATGGCTTACATGAAAGTTGTGCAGGGATATACTCTGCCGAATTTTTTAGAAAGTGCCGTAGGCCTGGTACAGAAAACTGAAATGGTTACTCAGGCTATGGCAACCCAGGTGGATGATAAGAAACTGATTTATGCAGGAACGATATTCCCATCTAATGATGCGAATGCTACAGGCATTGTATTTGAAACTGTTGATATAACGGATGATGGGAAGCGTCCGACTTCTGTGATTAAGGCTGGACGGATTTATGCCAATCGTTTAAAGACAGCACTGGAAGCAGAAGCAAAAAGCGCTCTGGAAGCCAAGGGATTTGTTTTCCTTGATGCTCCGGAAGTAGAATTTTAAGGAGGTGCAACATGCCATTTAATGTATTAGATACTATTAATGTTACAGAGAGGCTGAATTTCTCACAGAATTTTACGGTTGCGAGACCGACCGTGCTGGATACGCTGTTTCCTGATGTGAAATCACAGCATTTTAAAGCGGAGTATTATCGCCTGATGCAGGGGCAGAATCTGCCGACGCCGGCATATGTTCATGCGCTGGATACCGAGGCTCATATCGGAAGCAGGCCGACTTTTGAGAAGGTACTGACCGAAAAACTGTTCATCAAGGAAAAAATCAACCAATCAGAGCAGTTGCAGATGTACATTACTAACGGCGTGCCAGACGATGATGGTTTGGTTCGGTGGGTATTTGATGACATGGGACGCTTATCTGAAAGCGTTGTTACCAGAACCAAGATTGCCAAAGGGCAGGTTATGAGCCGCGGCATTATGAAAATCAAGGAAAACAGCCTTGATATGACGATTGATTTTGGTGTGCCAACCGAACAGAAGATTACATTTGGTGATTGGTCTAATCCAGAATATGATATCTTTGGCGATATTCAGAAAGCTGTGAAAATCGGCAAAGACCAGGGTAAGATTTTCAACTATATGCTTACTTCTGACACCCAGGTGCAGAGAATGCGGAAGAACAAATCCTTGCAGACCGCTATTTACGGCGGGATTAATGTTGGTAAACTGGTAACCATGGCTGAACTGAGGGCGACTTTGGTTGAGGAGTTCGGCTTGACGTTGTTTACCTGCGATGAGCAGTTTGCGTTCGTTAAGGCAGATGGAAGTCGTGCAAACCAGAGATATTTTGATGAGAATAAGGTGACCTTCTTCAGCGCAGGAATGGGTGGACGTGTTGGTACCGGACTTTGGGGTCCGACACCGGAGGAAGGTGAATACGCTGCATATCAGGCCGCATTTGAAAAGATGTTTGTCACTGTTACCATGTGGGCCACAGAAGACCCGGTGGCAAAGTGGACGAAGGCATCAGGTATGTTTATTCCGGTTTTACCTGACCCGTATGGCATGGTTATCGCGACAGTGACCGTGACGGGGGAATGACAGGCTATACCCTTAACAGCCGGTCAGTGGAATCTGTGGAAATAGAGGACAAAAATAAGTCAGTAGTTTACTCTGAAAGTGATTTGTCAGAAATGACAGTTGCACAGATTAAGGCTTTGGCTTCTGACTTAGGGTATAGCATTACTAAAGTCATAAAGGCTGATGTTATAAGGGAGTTTTTGGCACAGCAAGGATAGCGAGGTGAAATGAGTGGAAGCGGAGATTCTGGCTGATATGGTTACATATCTTGGCGATGAAGTGAGCGAAGCCGACAATCCGGTTCTGCTCATCTTAATCCAGAGAGCAATTAGAAGAGTTTGTGCGAAGCGGTATCCGTTTGGATATACGAGCACGGAGAAAGAGACAGCGGTTGAGCGGTATCGGGACACGATATTTGCCGCCGCTGTTTACTATTGGGCGAAACAAGGGGCTGATGGTGAAAGTTCTCACAGTGAGAATGGAATCAGCCGTGCCTATGAAAAAGAGGGCGATATCTATTTTGATGTTGTACCCATGGCAAAAATCTTATAAACCATTCAAGGAGGATTTTGACTATGATTTACGATTACAAGAACAGAAAAATTCATTTTGAGAACCCGAAGGAGGAAACAGATTACAAGCACATATGGCGGAGTATGGACCAGGAACAGGAAAGACACATTCGGATGACTGTCCGTATTGTGCAGCGCGGGGCTGGAAAACATTCCCTGGTACTACATTTGAAGCTGAGTGCGATAAGTGGGCGGAGGAACATCCTGACGAAGTGGCCGAGGCAGATGAATAAAGTAAGGTAACTCTCCTTTAAGACGGTGCGTGTCTATCCGATACCTCCCCGGATGGGCGCAGGGTGTGTGCTGATAATGGTGGTGGGCAGGCACATTTTTTAATATGGGAGGAAGTGGAGGTAACATGAAGATCTTTTTTGATACAGAGTTTACCGGTCTGCACAAAAACACAACTCTTGTTAGTCTCGGATGCGTCGCCGAAGATGGTAGGACTTTTTATGCAGAGTTTACAGACTATGACAAGTCTCAATGTGATGGATGGATTAAAAAGAACGTATTAGAATTTTTGTGCCTGAATGGCCTTGGTGGGAACGAGGATTTGAAAGGCACGAAAGTACGTGGCAGTGCAGAAATGGTTAAGAACTATTTGAAAGAGTGGCTTTCTGGATTTGATTCAGTCCAGTTCGTTTCCGATGTTAGCCATTATGATTTTGTCCTTTTGATTGACCTTTTCGGTACGGCGTTTGACCTGCCAGAGAATGTTTGTGCGGCTTGCCATGACATAAATCAGGACATTGCACAGCATTATGGCATTTCCGAGAGAGAAGCATTTGACAAGTCCAGAGAAGAAATTGTTGCCGAATTGTGTTCGCTTCCCATTGAGGGAGTAAAGCACAATGCATTATATGACGCAGAGGTAATCAAAGCGATTTACCAGGAGATTTCCGGGAGGCAAAGGCTATGAAAAGATTATTTATCAGTCAGCCAATGAATGGATTGACGGATGAGGAAATTCTGATGGCAAGGCAAAAGGCTATTAAAAGCGCAGAGGAAAAGCTGGGAGAGCCAGTTGAGGTGATTGATTCCTCTTTTACGTTTGAATCTCCCAATGAAGCAAACGCTGGTCTTTGGTATCTCTCTAAGTCGCTGGAATTATTGGCGACTGCTGATGTGGCTTGTTTCGCTCCCGGCTGGGAAAATGCCAGGGTTTGCCGAATCGAAAACACATGTGCCATTGAGTATGGCATTGATGTGATTGAGGATTACGCTAAAAGTGAAGAATGTTTGGTGTCCTTCGGTACGGCAGTAGAAGCATTAAAAGGCGGTGTAAAAATGGCTCGTAAAGGCTGGAATGGAAAAGGGCTGTTCGTAGTCTATCAGAAAGGTTATCCCGATGGAATCCCATGCAATAAGCAGACAGCGGCTGCGTGGGGAATGAATGAGGGCGATTTATTCCGGTGTGAGCCGTATTTGCAGATTAACACGGTTGATGGTTCTCATGCCATGTGGGTTCCGTCCATTCGTGATGTGCTGGCAGAGGATTGGGTGATGGTTGAGTAATGCGAGGATTAAAACGCAATCAGAAAACTTTATACTACCAACTCTACGCCAGCAACATTCCGGTCTATGAGACAGATTTAGACGGTAATATTATCACTGACCCAGTAACCGGAGAACCGTTGTTGACCGGCGAAACAAAGGTTGGCTATGTTGACCCCGTACAGTTTCGAGCGAATGTGTCTGCTAACCGTGGGGAAGCGCAGAGTGACCCATTTGGTATTGACCTCTCTTATGACAAGACGATGGTTTCTTGCAACATGGATTTGCCGATTGATGAATTGTCGGTGCTGTTCGTAGATAAGAAGCCGGTATTTGCCGATGACGGCAATCTGACTAATACAGCCGATTACAAGGTCGTTAAGGTGGCAAAGTCCTTAAATTCGACGCTGTATGCGATTAAGAAGATTACGGAGGGAATGGATAATGACTGATTTACCTAAAATTAGAATTGAAGTAAAAAACGGATTTGGAACTCAAGTGTTTGTGAACGATAAAGCGATAGATGGCATTAGAGAGATTCGATTCAAAAAAACTGGTGGTGAACTTCCTGTTCTTGAAATGGAATTTATGGCATGTGATGTCGAAATCAATGGTCAATGGTTACCTCGTCTGCCGAAAATGTTTGAAGAACACTATGAGAGAAAGGCACCAGAAGCAATAAAGAACATGTGGAATGAAGAAAATGGCTAAGCGAGTTATTCGAGGCAACCTGTCCTCAAAAGGAATCCAAGGAATTATCGACCAGTTGCAAGATTACAAACAGGACTTGCACCGTAAAACTGAATTGCTGTGCCAGCGACTGGCAGAAGCTGGTTTAACCGTGGCACAGACGGCAGTGAGTGAATCGCCCCTTGGCAAGACCATTACCCTACGAATTCGGATGGAACCACGGGCAGATGGTTGTAAGGCTATGTTGGTTGCCGCCGGCCAGACAAAATCGAATGATTACGGTACGGTAAATACACTTTTGCTCGTTGAGTTCGGAGCTGGCGTATTCTACAATCCATCGGACAACCCCAAAGCCGGTGAAATGGGTTATGGTATCGGCACATTCCCTGGACAGATTCACGCTTTTGAGGACGGTTGGTATTACTGGGGAGAGGACGAGAAGTGGCACTATACTCATGGTACAAAAGCCACCATGCCGATGTACAACGCTTCTGTGGCTATTCGTGAGCAGGTGGCGGCAATTGCAAGGGAGGTATTCAGATAATGCTTGATATTTCCTCGCTGGTCTATTCTAGGCTGATGAATGATGAGACTATGAAGAAGCGTTTGAAGGGAAGCAGTACCACTCGGAATGATACTCCTCCAACGTTTCCGTATTTATATGTGAAAACATTGGGTGAACCCACAACCAGTACTTCTTTTCAAAACAAACAGTGTGCCATACTGGCCAGCTTTGAGATTACGATTTATGATTCCACATCAACAACAAAAGCCAGGCAGTTGATTTTCCATGCGGCAGAGCTAATGCGGCAGATGGGATTTACAATGAATTATGGTCCGACTGAGATAGACAGGGCCAGTACCACAGAAGCATATCGCTGGATTGCAAGGTTTAAAAGAACCTATTGCGAGGGCGATATAATATAGAAACCAAATAAGCTTTGAGCCTTACCACAAAATGGTGAGGTTCTTTTTTAATATGAAATTACAAGGAGGATATAAAGCTATGGCAAAAAATTTTGTAGACCTTTCCACAGCAGGCATTCATGTTGGGTATGCGATTGAGGCAACCGCAGGTACAAAACCAACAGCGTTTATCGACCTACCAAATCCAAAATCAATACCGGATTTCAACCCGGAAACTGCAACCTACGACGTGACATCTCTTAATGATACTGTTTGGAAACGATACATTGACGGACTGAAAGACCCAGGTGGAGCACTTGCAATTACGTTTGGCATGTCCGATGGTTTCCGTGAGATGTGGAAGGGCATTTGTGCTGAATATGATAGCGTAAAGTCATCTGGCAAGCGTATGTGGATGGAATTTTTTCATCCAGGGTTGACCGAGGCATTTTTCTTTACTTGTACTCCGTCAAGTCTTGGTTGGTCGGCTACTGATGTAGACAATGCCTGGGATACTACAGTATCCGTAACTCCGACTGGAGAAATTGGCTGGGCTGAACCGATTGAACCAACAGAAAAAGTAGATACACCGGCATAAAAAGAAATAGGGAGGTAATTTGTAATGAGAATATTAACGATTGGCGGAAATGAATATAAAGTGGAGTTTTCCTTTGAAGCGGCAGAATATAAGGCCTGCGTGGACAAAGTGTTTAAAGTGGTTTCTGGTGGCTACATTATGAAGCGTGGAATTACTGGAACAGATGAAAAGGCTGAAATGGCAGAGGCGATGATGGACAGCACAGCGGATATGTTTTCTGATATGGCGTCCCTGTCCATTACTTGCTTTTATGCGGGTTTACTGGAAAATAATCCTGTTGAAGATGAAAAGGCAGCAAGACAGCTGTTTAAACAGTTTGTAAAGGAAAATCCAGACGATGACCGTGCATCTTATTTCGGAATGTATGAATTCTTGAAGGAATGCATGGAGGAAGATGGTTTTTTCAAATTGACCGGACTGGACAGATATCTGAAGGACATGTCCGAATCAATGGCGAAGGCAATCAAGGAAGCAGAAAAGGAGACAGAACAGTCCACATTGCCGAAAGTTCCGACAGACCGAAAGAGGAAGTCAACTTCCACAAAATAATTTGGGAGCATTATCTTCCGCTGGGGATTAAGGTAGGAGTGCCCTATGCGACGTTTTGGCATCTCAATCCTACCAAAATGATGCCGTTTATTAAAGCGTATGGACAGAGACAACAGGAACGTAGTGACGAAATGTGGCTAATGGGTCAATATGTTGCTGCTGCATTAGATGCCACAGTATGTAATGCAATGCCATTCGTCAAACGTAGAAGAAAGGGAAAATACCCAGAAAAACCAGTCAGAGTGACTCCGTTGACTCCAGAAGAAAAGCAAGAGGAAGAAGAGAAAGCTTTAGAACAATTTATGAATTTCTTTAATTCAATGGAATCTGAGAATAAGGGCAAGTAGGAGTCATATCCTATTTGCTCATTTATCCACTGTCAGTGAATGACAGAGAAATAATCTGATAATTTGTAAACCAAAGGGCGAGTGATGTGCAGTCACCCGCCTTTTTTAATATTCAGAAAAGGTAGGTGAATACTATGTCAGATGTGATTGATGATTTAAAGGTCCAGATAGATGCCAGTACACAAAGTGCAGATGCTAAACTAGATAAATTTATTGCACAAATGATGAAACTCCAGTCCACAATTACTGGCCTGGAAATGTCCAATGTGAGCAATATTGCGTTCGGAATAAATCAGATATCGGCTTCTATTCAGAATTTTAATAACAGAACTAAGACGGCAGATTTTAGTAGAGTTACGACTGGAATGAATAAGCTGGCAACAGTAGATGCCCAGGGGGTTGCAGCGACGGCTCAGGCCATGTCTACGTTTACAGCTAATATGATGGGGCTTAATGATATTCATGTGGATTCTGATGGGATTTCGAATATAGCAAATGCCATATCTAAACTGGGGAGAGCAACAGTCACAGAAGCAACACAAAATTTGGAGTTTTTGAAAACCAGTATGAAAGATTTTATTACTGGAATGAATAGCGTTGGAGGTCTAACTTTTGATGCAAATGGACTGGTAACGTTGGTAAACAGCGTGAGCCGACTTGGGAGCATAAATGCTACACAGTCTGTAAAAAACCTTCCGCAACTTTCAGCTGTTCTGCGGGCTTTTATTATGGATATGAATACCGTGGGAGGCGTTACATTCGATTTTACAGGACTAAATAGCTTTGTAGGTAATATAACTAGGCTTGGGGGAGCTAAGGCAACACAGGCGGCAATGAATTTAAAACCGATTAAAGACCAGATGCTACGTTTTGTGAGTGGTATGAACGGGATAGGTGCGTTTAATTTTGATACTACTGGTTTAGCTAATCTGGTTTCTTCTATAACAAAATTAGGGGGTAAGTCGGCTACCACAGCAATTCCAAATATTCAGGCGCTTGGTGTAGCTTTGAGTCAATTAATGGCAACATTGTCCCATGCACCAGCAGTAAGCCAGAATCTTATACAAATGACAACCGCTCTGGCAAGCCTGGCCGGAAATGGTTCAAGAGTTAGCAGTGCATCGACGGCGATGTACCGAGGTTTAAACTTATATTCCAGTAGCGCAAGTAGAGCGACCAAAGCTACAAAAGGTTTAGTTTCTCAAATAGGTATGTTCTATGCTAAGTGTTTCTTGTTGATTCGTGGGGCCAAAGCATTGTGGAAAGCTACAGAATCATCCATGGATTATATAGAAACATTGAATTACTTTGACGCTGCATGGGGACAAGTTGCAGGAAACGCGGCAGGTGAATGGAAAAAGGCTGGTTATGAGTCTGCTGAAGCTTATGCTAAATCTTTCAGCGAGAGAGCAAAAGCCTTGACAGGTAAAATGACAGGATTTCAACCTGATGCTTATGGGAATTTAATAGCAACCGAAATGCCTAGTCTTGGACTTGACCCTGAAAGGCTTATGAATTATCAGGCAACGTTTGGGCAGATGGCCTCATCCATGGGTGTGGCTTCTGAGACAGCGCTAAAATTGTCCAATGCTTTGACTATGATTGGTGCAGATTTGGCCTCTGTGAAGAACCTGAAATTTGAGGATGTATGGCAGGATATGGCATCTGGCATGGTTGGTATGAGCCGAACTTTGGATAAATACGGTGTTAATATTCGTAATGTGAACCTGCAGGAGAAACTATATGAGTTAGGCATAGATGCTAAAATAGCAAAACTGGGACAGCAGGATAAAGCACTCCTGCGGACTATTATTTTGCTCCAATCTACAAAATATGCATGGGGAGATATGGCGTCTACGATAGGACAACCTGCAAACCAGTTGCGCTTATTACAGGCCAATTTTGCAAATTTGGCTAGAACTATAGGCAATTTACTTCTACCAATAGTATCAAAAGTTCTTCCATACATAAATGCGCTGGTCATCGCCATACAAAGATTGTTTTCTTGGATAGGCGGTTTGTTGGGAATAAAGATAGGCGGTTTTAGTTCTTCAATTGGCTCCGCGGCTACGGATTTTGGGGATATGGAAGATGCTGCTGACGGTATTGCGGATAGCACCGGTGATGCGGCAAAGAACACAAAGAAGATGGCAGACAATCTCCAGGGATTTGATAAATTGAATGTTATTAATTCACAAAAAGATTCAGGAAGCGGTGGCAGTGGTTCTGGTGGCGGCGCCGGCGGCCTGCTGGACGATGCATTTGAAGATGCATTCTCTGAATATCAGTTGGCATGGGACAAAGCATTTGCGAACATGGAGAACTCAGCTCAAGAATTGGCTGATAAAATCACAAGGGCTTTTCAACGTATTTGGGAAGCTGCTGAGCCGACTAGAGAATCTTTAAAGAGACTTTGGAATGAAGGGCTTGCCCGTCTGGGAGATTTTACATGGACTGCCCTAAAAGATTTTTGGAATGAATTTCTGGTTCCTGTAGGCAAATGGACCCTTGGCACCGGACTTCCTATGCTCATTGACAATATAAATGCCTTTTTGATGAAGATTGATTTTCCGGCGATTAATGATGCTCTGCGGAACTTCTGGCAGGCGTTGGCTCCGTTTTCTATGAAGGTAGGGGAAGGGCTCATTGACTTTTTTGGAGATTTACTGTCTGTAGGTGCAGATTTTATTAACTTCACAGTTCCTAATGGCATAAACAGCATGGCAGACGCATTGAGGAAAATTGACCCTGGGACAGCCGAAAAGATAGGTTATGCTCTTGGCATAGTTGCGACCGGAATTATGGGATTCAAGACTATAGATGCAGCGGCTAAAGGTGTAAAAAACATCTATAGTCCATTGCAAAAACTTTTTAGGCTCATAGGTCCCATGAAGTATGTTGCGATTGCCGGTGGGATTGCGGGAATTGTCATTGCCTTAGATAAGTTCGGCGTGATTGATGTGAATTGGTCTGTTTTAGCTTCAGGATTTAAAAATCTGGCCTCGGCGCTTGGGAAATTTGTTTCTGGTATTGGGCAGGGACTCATCAACTTTATCAAAGGGATTACTCCAATTGTATCACCAACGCTTGAAACGTTGGTCAATGGAATAGGAAAGGCCTTTGATTTCATGGCAAATGTGTTAAATGCGATACCTGTTTCTGTAATTTCAGGATTAACCACAACCTTTTTGAGCTTTTTTATGGTTTGGAAAACATATAGTGGTGTAACATCAATAATGACTGGGATAACTGCTGCACTAAAACCGCTTTCAAGTGCATTTCAAACGTTTGGTGTAATAATGTTGGAAGCAGCCGAAACGGGTAGCATTATAGATGGTTTAACCTATGCTCTTGGACCAGCCAAATTAGGCGGAATTGCCTTTACTGCAATTGCTGGTGGGATTTTGCTGATTGCACAGCGTATTATGCGGGTTACTGATGAGGCGGCTAAAAGCTCTGCGATTGGTCAGTTCTCTCAGGCTATTAGTGATTTGAATGATGAGGTTTCTCAGAAAACAAATCAGATTAACACAAGTCTGGATAACACAAAAAATGCAATTGAAACAGCTGGCGTGGCAGAATCTCAGATAGCCCGTGATTTGGCAAAAGAGTACAATGAGCTGTCAGATAAAGCTTCTTTAAGTGCGGATGAAAAAGAACGGTTAAAGAACGTATCAGCAGACCTTGTTGATATTATTCCTGATTTAAGTAAATATATTGATGATGAAACAGGGTATTTAGATATTCAGAAAGAGTCACTGGATGCAGTAATCCAAGGATATGAGAGCCTCGCACGAAAGCAGGCCGCACAAGAATATCTGGTCCAGGCGTATAAAGACCAGTATGAAGCGCAGATGAATCTAAGCAATGCCCAAAGTGGCTATAACAAGGCATTTAATGAATATTTATCAAAGGCGGGACTTGCTCCAGATATAATCAAACAGATTCGAGATAATCAGTTTGATATGAACCAGGCTTGGTTAGATTGGGAAAGAAGTCCTGATGTGGATTTCCCCGATAAGTATGGCGTTACGAGTATGAATATTTTGCAAAAAGCCATAAAAGGGTTAAATAAAGAAATGGATGAATATTACGTTACTTTAGATGATGCACAGCAAGCGCAAATAGATGCAAATGAAAATCTTAAAAACATCAAAACTACGATAGATGAATGCACTCAAAAGAAAAAAGAAACTATAGAAACAAAAAGGGCAGATAAAATGGCTACAGATGAGTATAAACAATCCTTGCGAGATTTGAATACAGAATTTTCCAACTTGGACCTGGCTCTATCGGAAGATTTTATGGAAATGTTAGCATTGGATGAAAACTTTGACATAGCTCCAATTCAGGAATTCTTTAAGTCTTTATCAGAGGGTGTCCAGGCTTCTGGTGATGAATTGAAGAATGTTTTTAAGAGTTTGGGATTAGCGTTGCCAGAAGAATTAACAAATGCCATTGCAAAGATGGAACCAGAGACACAAGCGGAAGTCACCAAGATGCTTTTGAAAATTCAAAGTGGAGCGGAAGTCCAAATGCCAGAAATAAAGTTATTGTTTGAGAAAATTGGCTATGATTTACCTGACGCAATAGTGAAGAATTTTTCAGAAAGAGAAGTAACGGTACAGAAATCGACGATGGATTTACTTGCCAAAATACAAAATGGACATAGTTTGGAAGAAGGGAAATTAATCGAATTATTCGCCGGATTGGGAATTAAAGTTCCTGAAGCACTGATAGAACAGTTGGGTGATTCAAAAACAAACGCCGAAGTACAGGCTAAAGCAGTTGAGTTATTGACACAAATTTCATCAGCAGAAGAATCAGAGCGCCCTGGACTTATTGAAAAATTTAAGACGCTTGGAATTGATGGGGCTGATAGTCTGGCTGAAGGAATAAAAAGTGGTCAAAGTACAGTAGAGAATGAAACTAAAAATCTTGCTGGTGCAGCAAAAACTACCATGAATAATGAGTTTAATCCAAATGATAAAAGTGTTGGTTCTCTTTATGATGCTGGAGCCAATGCAAGTAAGGGATTCTGGCAGGGAATGAAGGACTGGTGGGATGATTCATGGCTTGGAAGAAAAGTTGATGAAATAAAGGAAACTGTAACTGGAAAGAAGGGATTGGATGAACATAGCCCTTCCAAAATTATGGGACAGTTTGGTGCATTTGCTGGTATTGGATTTAACGATGAGTTAGTGCTGAAATGGACAAAACCGTGCCAATGATAGAACATTGGATAGATTCTATGAAATCTGTATTGAACGGATACAGCATAGCACTCCCGGGGTCTGATTTTACTTATACATTGGGAAATGATTTATTAAATCAATACGCTATGGCACCACAGGTATCCGTGCCGAATTTCAGTCCTGGTTCAATGAGCATAGATTATACAACAGAAATAACGGCAAGCTTAAAGGGTTCCAATGCGGAATTGCTTTATGAATTAAGGCGTAATAACGATTTGCTTGAACAACTTGTTGAGAAGCCTGTGATTGATGAAACTGGTATTTACAATGCTACATGCAGGGGAGTGGCACAGCGGTATAATAGAACAGGGAAAACAGGATTTAAAGGAATAGATTGATGGAATATTGAAAATCCCCTCCCCACATGATATAGTTACATTATTATAAAAAGGGAGGGGATTATATTGAAAAAGTTAACTATGGTGTTAATGTGCTGTATGGTGCTGGTAGGATGCGAAAATAAATCGCAAAGCACATATGAATCTACCATGCAAGTCACAGATGGGGCAAAGGCAAAAGAAACAGAGAAGGAAATAGAGCAATCCCCAAGGAATTTGTATGATACGGATGAATTGGTTGTAAAAACACTAGGAGAAGTACAATTCCAAATTCCGTCTGATTGGGAAAAAGATGTAAAAGAAAATGGCGAATTTACGTACTATTACGATGATAAACTAATGTTTTCCACACAGCATTCGGAGATTGACTTTACCAACAATGAGTTAATAGAAGGGGCAGAAGGATATGTTAACGGGCTAAAGAGTGGTTTTGACCAATGCGAAGAAGAACGGATAGATATGATAGATGTTTCAGAAACAGAAGCGATTGAATTTTTGGCAAAAGTAACTGTTGGTAAGAAGAACATGGACATTAAAATACTGACATTCTGCCACAGTGGAAACATTTATGTGTTTGCCTTTTATGTTGATGCAGGTTCTAAAAAAGATTACATTGCTGAATATGAAAGTTTTAAGGAAAGTATTTTGATACAGGATAATAATGCGGAAATTATAAAAGAATCTGATGGCATAAATGAGTTGTTCGAAGGGTTTAAACAGAATATTATTGACTCTGCAAAGAATCTCGGAAGTACAGACATAGAAAAACAAATGTACTATGATAATTTGATTGCATCATTACCTTACGTTAGGGTTTTAACAGAAGAAACATGGAATAATAGTGATGAGTTTAATAAATTCCTTTTAGCAATAGGGTATTTCTATACACATTATGATACTGGGACTAAGGGACATGAAATAGGTGAGCAAGGATTTCTTATAGCAGAAGCATTAATGGCTCAAGGAAATGTTGATATTGAAGAAGCAGTTCTGCATATTGAAGAGTTACTTTCAAAATCAGAAAATGATTTGTCATTATCTATCACTAATTCAGAGGAAATTGTTGAACATGTAGATAAAAATAGTGAAAATACAGAACCCATTCAATTGATAACGGGGATGTATGTGGTAGGAGAAGATATCCCAGCTGGAAAATATGATATTGTTGGCATTGAGGAAGGAAGCGTTTATGTGAATAGTCCGAGCAAAAGTTACGGGGACATCGTTAGTGAGAGAATCAAGCCAGGGGAAACAATATATGCGAATGTACGACTTGAAGATGGCTGTACGGTGGAAGTGGTTTTAGGGGGCAAAATACAGCTACAACCTAAATAATTCTGAGGAGATTTAATTGAAGCAAAGAAGTAGTCTGATTCGTTAATGGGGTGCCAGGTTATGGCACTATACTCAAAAAGAACGCCCCTCATTTGAAGGACGTTTTTTTCTTATGCTTTCACCCTGGCCTGTTCCAGTGCCTGTATTTCTGCCAAAATGCCTCGTAAGCCGGGACTGTCGTTATTCGATTTTTTCATATCATGCATCAGGGCGGCCTCAATGAATCTCAGATTTAAACGCTGGCTATTTCTTTGTTACCCAATGTTTATTTTATGATAAGTAGCAATTTAGTTAGTAAATTAGGTACTGGGTCATTTACGTTCACCCGGTGTCAGAAAATGATAATCTTTGTAAACGAAAACCTCCAAGGGATAACACTGGAATTT